GTTTCGGAGGTGGGCATCCCCCACTACAGTCACAAAGGAAGGCTTCGCCCTGGTGCAGAAATGCACGACCTTCCACGCCGTGATGACTGACATACAAAGACAGTAGAGAAGGGGTCTGACAGTTAAACAGGTTTCGGACACTCCTGGAAGATGCAACTCGCATTCTCCACAGGGAGGTACAACTCGTATTTATAGACAAGATATCTGCTCAAGACAGCATGGACAAGTTAGCGAAGAAAACTGCTGGTAACTCTCCACCAACGGGAGGTGCTAATACCAAGCACAACAAAGGTAAAGCTGGTAACTTCTTACCTAAAGAAGAAAAGAAAAATCGTGATCATAAGAAGCATTATGATTCCGTCGGCGGATGTACGTCAAAGTACATTAGAATAAAGAACAGTCTGCCGTCAACACAAGCCGCACTTGATAATGCGAACATCTGGATAGCTAACAATAGCAAGTCCATTGATGACAATGAGCAATATTATTGCTCTACTTGCGGCCAGGTCGCCATGACCATATGTGATTGCCATTTGCAATCTTTAAAGACTCCGCCACCCAAGCCCGTGGCCGAGCCAGTGCTCTTCCCCCGCCCTCTCGAAACACACTTCAAGAGAGACTATGAAGGTGGGTGGTTTCATGAGGTACGTTCCGACGAGTTCGATGCAAAGCGGATCAACAATGCATCAATGTTCGATATGGACAACTCTTCGATTCAGGATGATCACATCTGTGAGCCGATGTATAACTACATTCGGTTACATATGTCCTTGAGATATGGGTCTCGTAGCGAGAAGTACACTCATTGCCACAAACTCGCACTGAAGTTTTTGGAACTTAAGAAAACCAAACCTGAAGAACTAACCACTCTTCAGACGAATATGGTGTTAGTCACAGTTCAACGCGTGACTGATCAGATCGAGAATAGCTGGTTATCTAAAGAGCTCGATCCCACACCATACCGCCATTTTCCGAGGGCCTGGTTACGGAATTGGTGGTTGATACGATGCGTTCGCTTGGTCTTACTAACTATGACCATAATCAATTGGCTTCTGCTCAAGCCACTAGGCGTCGTATACAGTATCACCGGACTATTGCCACTGGTATTAACGCCTTTTCTGTTCTGGGTGGGAGTATCAGTTCGTTCAGCACTGGTCTGGGCCGTTGGTTACGGCGAGGCGATGGCGGGGCATGTCCCACACTACCAGCAAGTAGCTGTGGAGTGGGGCAAACTCGCTATCTTGAAGCTGGCAGATTGGGAGGAGTGGTCGGATCTACAATTCGGGGAACCTGTGACGGTTGCTCTCGAACTTGTCCTACTACTCATCCCAGTAGTGGTCTTACTCCGCATTCTGGTAAGGCTACTTTTCCGATGAAGTTTACCACAATATGCGCTCATGGCACACCGTTACTGCCATTTGCCGCATGGAAAGATGCAAAAGTGACGGAACTGAATCTCTCGAACTGGAAAGCCATGAAGAAATGTAAAGACTCTGAATACGTTCAGGCTTTTGACATTCCATTCAATAAAGAACCAGTTTACGTAATGCGCAATTGTCATCATAATGATGTTGTTGCTCTACACAATCGATACCTAAGAGACACACCAAAAGTGTCTTGTAATCTCAAGATTGTTAGTCAACTTACAGATGAATTTATTGATCTGATACGACCGCATTTTACGGGAAAAATCTCAGCGTCAGAATTCCTAGCTGAAAAGAAAGGTGCACTAGGAGTGAGGTATTCTGAAGCAACAAAGAATCTCATTGAGCAAGGCTTTGATTTGAACAAACATAATGACATCAAAATGTTTATCAAAAATGAGAAGTACTCAGAGCTCAAACCACCACGGGCAATCATGGGGAGAAATCCTATGTTCAATATAGCGTATGGGCAATACACTGTGCCAATAGAACATGCAATGATGCAATTACCACAATTCACAAAAGGCCGGAATTTTCTAGAAAGAGGCGAATGCTTCAGCCAATTGACTGGACAGTGGTATTTAGAGAACGATTACTCAAAATATGAGTCTTCACAACGTCTTGTCATTTTAGATAGGATTGAGAAGAGGATATTTAAAGCTCTCTACCCTGGTGATGCCTTCATTCTTGACCTTTATGAGTCAAAATTAATGAAGAAGGGGGTGACTTCGAATGGTGTGAAATTCAAATTTATTGGCTGCCGCGGTTCTGGTGATATGGACACTGGATTATTCAACTC